ATGAACAGAAAGAACAGATGTAATGCCTAACTCTTTTAATTCTGCAACTGCTTGCTGAGTTGTTAAAGCAGAATTAAGTCGTCCTCTTATCCATAGACCGTCAAGTACTTCAATTGCTTTCATCTGGAATCCATCCGCTAATCTCACGTAGATATTCGTGAGGAAAAAGTTCTTTTCTTAATTCAAAGATTTGATTTGCATCAACATCATTAAAGTTTGGCCATGATTGAATCTTTTCAATGTGATTGAATTCAGAATTCAACGGCTTACCTGGAGGATACTTTCCTTCTAAGTGTTGTTTAAAGTCACAAAGTAAAACTTCAAACGTGTACATATCAGGAATGCCAGCGGCTTCCTTATAATAAGGGTACACACTTGCCGCAAACTTGTTCACAGTAATTCCTGCTGCTTTAGACTTATCACGGTTAAGTACTTCATCATGCTCAGGATAAAGATACGAAAGAGCTAGCCGTGGAGACCAGTCTCCTCCTTTACCTGCTCTAATGTCTGGCATTTCTGCTTTAATAACATCAGAACGACGAAGAGACTCAAGCAATTTCATTCCAGCGTACCGTCCAATAAAGCGAACGTCTTTTAGAGAAGACCAAAGTGTTTCATAATCTGCATCTGCAATTCCAGGAAGAGTGTTCATTTCCCATTTTGCATATGAGTTTAGATACTCCGCCATCTTCTTTGGACTACGGCAAGGTCGACGTTCTTTACGGACAGGAAGACCTGCCCAGTTTGCAGCAAACCATTCACTAAGTGTATCTAAGTCTAGTGCTGATGACGGAGTAGTCCAACTCTTATTTATAGCAAGACCACCAGGAACATTGTACGGCGCCATGTAACAACCGACTAACCATGCAGGGTCGCTAATTTTCTTACCGAGTACACCAATAAGTTGAAGGTGCTGGTCTGGACCGCCTGTTGCTAATTCTGCTTTAGAAAATGCAATGAATTGGTTTCTAAAAGAAACTGCATCATCTTCATTTTTAGCAAGTGTATAGCGAGCTTTTTTTCCCACTATTCATACTCAATAAAATCTTCAAGCATTTCACGAGCAACATCATCACGAATTTGAACCATTGGACTCTTAAAAAAGTATGCAGACGGTTCAGTGATTGCTCCCGAAAGACCTTTATCTAACGCTATCTTTGCGCAACGAATTGCGTCAATTGCTACTCCAGCAGAGTTTGGCGAGTCAACTACTTCAAGCTTAAGTTCTATGTTAAGAGGAACGTCTCCAAATGTGCGTCCTTCCATACGAATATGCGCCCACTTACGGTCTTCCAACCAAGGAACATAGTCCGATGGACCAACGTGTACATTCTTTTCTCCCATGTCGTACTCAAGCATTGAAATAACTGCATTTGTCTTTGAAATCTTTTTAGACTCAAGACGCTCTCGTTCAAGCATGTTCATAAAGTCCATGTTACCACCAACATTAAGTTGAGAAGTACGCTCCAACTTAACACCACGGTCTTGGAACAAAGTAGTAAGAACTCGGTGAACAATCGTTGCACCAACCTGGCTCTTGATGTCGTCACCAATAACAGGAAGTCCTGCTTGAGCAAAACGGTCGCTCCAGTACTTTTCACGAGCAATAAATACTGGGATGCAATTTACAAATGCGCACCCAGCAGCAATTGCTTGTTCTACGTACCACTTAGTTGCTTCTTCAGAACCTACCGGAAGATAGCTAATAACTACATCCGCGTTAGTATCACGAAGAACTTGAGCAACATCTACTGTTTGTTCCGTAGACTTATTAACAACTTTTTGGTAATACTTACCTAAGCCGTCATGAGTCATTCCTCTTGATACTTTTACACCAAGGTACGGAACTTCTGAGAATGTTACCGTGTTGTTTGGATAAGCGAAAATAGCTTCACTTACATCCAAACCTACTTTTGTCTCCACCACGTCGAATGCTGCAACGATATTGATATCACGAATGAGATAGCCACCGACGGAATTATGCATTACACCGGGGACGGTTTCATCATCGTTACCAACATTACGGTAAAAATGAATTCCTTGTACTAGTGAGCTGGCGCAGTTTCCTACGCCTACAATTGCGACGTTGACTTTCTTCATTAGAACGGTGGAGCTGGTGGAGTGTTAGCAGCAGGTGCAGATGGTGCTGTCACCGGTGTAGGAGTTGATTCCACAACTGGTGTTGCAGGAACTACTACGCCGTCAAGAGGAAGAACCTTCTTAACTTCGTTTCGTACTGAACCGTTGTACTCAGACTGGCCTACTTCAATGCGACACATCTTGTCTTCAAGAGCGCTAGCAACTTGGTCGTCACTTGGTCCGCCAGAGAAAAATTCTGTGTTCAATCCAAGGATTCTCATGTTAGAGAAAAAGTAACCTAGAGCCTTTGGATTGTCTGGTGTAACAACAAAACGATTCCAAACTCTACGGTTAGCATGTGGACCAGTCATTACTTGCATTTCTACTTCAAACATTGATTTTCCAGATTGAGCAATCTTATGCGCAGACTTTACAATCTTCACATCATACTGTCCGTTTGGAAGCGGTTCGTAACTTGCACCGCCGCCGGAACTTTGTGCTTCTTTAAGCAAGTCATTCCATGTTGGCATCTTCTATCTCCTATTTTTATTGGTTTGTGGTACTACTGTCATTTCCGTAAATCAAACCTAGCATTGTCATAATGTTTGGGTCTTCTACAACATTACCAAGTTTTCCTGTACGGTCGCCGGCTTCAAATGCACTGTGTTGTGCGCAAAGAAGACGTCGTCTTACTACTCCCGTGTCACTATCAAGCTCCGACCAAAGATAGCCGCAGACATCTACATAATACGGAAGTGTGTTTGCAAGTTGTCCTTGCACGTATGGACGACGAACGCCGTCGTTGTCTCGAGTCATTGCAATAAACATTACAGTGCGAAGTGGGTTCGTTGGATGAATAATTAAGTCACGATACGAGCGAATAAGAGAAGACATCTTTCTCAGCAATTCACCCCAGTCCTGCGTCTTCATTTGTTCGGTTCCAACGATTGCATCAATGCATCTTTGTTGAGTCTCAGAAAGAGAGTCAATAGTGATGGACTTAAAAGGGTGTTGTCCAGAATTCAACCACTCGTAAGCGCGTTGAACATCTTGAAATGAGCGAACATACACAATACAAGTATCCCATGTACCGTCATCTTTTGGTGGATGTTCGTTTAGTGGATTCCAAATAATCTTACGAGAATTTGTAAAGCGAGTACTGGCTCCGCCTTCTGCATCAAGAATTAGTCTGGGAGACGGGCTTGTGTCAGAAAGAAAAGACTTACCGCTTTTACTTGGTCCGTGAACAAGAATACTTACGCCTTGCATTATAGTGTCACCTCTGATGTGTATCTTTCATATGGATTATGGACTTTGTAGACAGATTCAAGTACACCTTCAACTCGAGAACCGTCATCAAACATTGGACATACAGCACGGAACTCACAGTCCCATGAACAATTGCTATTAGGAGATGGGTACGCTACAATGCGATGGTCCATACCTTCATCAAGCTTTTTAGTAACTTCAATCATAGAAGAAAGTGTACCGTAAAGACGAGACCAAAAGTTTCTAAGTTCAATGTCATTGTGGTGGATTGTTTCGCGAAGATAAAACGGCGGCTTAGCATTTGCCGTACGCTTTACTTTACGAAGCATGTTATAAACTCCACCGACTACGTACTGGTCTTCTGGTTGAGTCATTCTTTCCAGAAGCTGGTACATAAGTGGTTGTTCATTTATTTCAAGAGTACGAGTAAGACCATCAAATGATGCGCATGTTTTGTGGTCCATTGAAAGAAGACGACCGTCTGACTTACGTCGAATACGAGTATCAAGCTTTCCAATAATAGTTACTGGCAATTCAACAAAGTCTGCTGCAAGTTCTTCTTCAACAGAAATTACGTCAAAGTCATCATCAACACCAGTTTCTTGAACCCATTCAACATAACCTTCAATCATTCTTAAAGCAAGGTCTGCTTCTTTGTTGAGTTCTTCCATTGTGATTGAATCTTCTGGATTACATGCATTACGAGCATTGTCGTATTCTTCACGAATTACTTCAATTGGGTCTCTAGGTACTGGAGAATAATAAGAAGCAAGTGCTTCATGGATTTTAGTACCGAGCTTCAATGCACCAGTTTGTTTTTCTTCTGCTTTGCGAAGCTTACGGTAGTTACCTAAGTACCACTTACGTCTACACCGTTTGAATGTTTGGATTTCTGAGTTACTAACGTGCATTTGTCTTTCCGTCATACTTGAATAATAACAGGAATTTACTTAATTACCTGGCCGTACAAAATCTTTTTTAATGTTTCTGCATCACGAAGAATTTCATTTAGATTTTCTCCTTTTTCTTGAAGACGTTCTATTTGTCTTCCCATCTCCATAGTTCCTTCTGTAAGAACATCGATGATAGTAACTTGTTCATGCTGCTCAGAACCAATACGGTGAATACGGTCTTCTGTTTGCATGTTGTCAATCAATGACCACGAACGTTGAAGCATAATAAGATACGGAGCAGTTGTAAGAGTAATTCCTGTACCTCCTGCTTGTACCGTAAGAAGAATGACACGAACTTTCTTTGTTTGGAAATCAGTAATAGCATTAGTTCTTTCATCCATCGACTGGCCGCCGTGGATTGAAGAGAAACTTATTCCTTCTTTAGTTAGTCGTTCTTGACAAAGATTAAGCAATTGTCTAGAAACCATACCGACTGCTACTGACTCGTCTCCAAGGTTGTCAAGAATTTCCATAAGAGCTTCAACTTTGCACGATGGAGCTTGTAAAGAGACAGAACCGTCATCATTGATTTCTGCGTACGCACTTGAAAATTGAAGCAACCGTGTGTATTGAGCAAGTGGATTTGTAGTGACCAGAACGCCACTTTCTAGCTCAGCAATCATTGTTGATGCCATATCTTGATAGGCTTCTTTTTGCTTCTTAGTCATTTCACACGTCCATTCCTGACGCATTTTCTTAGGAAGGAATGGAAGAAGAACTTCTTTTGGAACGCGACGAAAACGCGGGTCAAGAAAAGAAAAGAGTTCTTTAGAGTTTAGTGGATTTGCTCCACCAACATCAATTGAGCCCCAACTATTCCAAGTAGCAAGAGCATAGCGTTCAATAAAACTACTTTTACGTGGAAAGTCTAGTGGAGAGTTGCCGTGCATAATTGCCCATAAGTCTCCTAGATGTTGAGCAATTGGAGTACCTGTTGCGTCCCAGCAATAACGAACAGACGGTGCATGCTGTAAAGCCCATGAAGCACGAGTTTGTTTTGATGATGGGTCTTTTGCTCGGTGAGCTTCATCTCGAATTACTGTTCTCCAAGTAATTGTATTAAGAGCTTTGTTGTGTACTTCGCAACGAGTTTCTGTTGTGGCTGGATTTTCTCCGCCATGTTCTACGCAACGAGTAAGAGAGATTGAACCGTAATTTGCAAGACGAGAAAGAGTACGAAGAGATTCCCAGTTAACAACAACAAGAACTTTGTCCCCATCTTCAATTCCTTCAAGTTGCTTCTTTCTTTTTGATGCGCCACCGTCAAGAATACGAACTTCACAGTCCATTCCAAGTTTTTCTACTTCTTGTTTCCAAGCAGAACGAACTCCATTAGGAGTTACTACAATGGCTGGCCAGCCGTCATCAGGAATTGCCAATAAAAGTTGGCGAGTTTTTCCTGTTCCCATTGGGTCGCCTAATAGACCGCGACGAGTTGCTTGCAACCACTGGACACCAGCCTTTTGCGGAGGGAAGAGCCTTTCGTCACCTAAGCCATCAACTGCGTCGCGAAGTTTCATGCATGGGTCAATGCGAGTTTCTTTTTCATTTGCAGCCCATTGTTGAAGATTTTCTCCAATGTCAAGACGTTCTCCAAAGACTCCTCGAAGTGCAACACAACTAGCCCAACTTAATGGAAGTCTCCAGCTTCCACTTTGACTCCACTTTGCTCCAGGTATTGTCTTAATGGCATAGCGGTCGCGGTATTCGGTTTTGATGGAGATTTCATTCCCATCAATTTCAGCCAATGGCATTCGCGTCCTCTTTCTTTACAATGTCAACTATAACACATTTATCTTTTTTTGAGGAACATTTTTGTGTCAATAAGTTTATTTTTTGTAAGGTATAAAAGTAAGTGTCGTTGAGCATCTCTTGCGTGCCCTGCTCCTTTTGGTTTTTTCCAACCAATGTGGTTAAGTCTTTTGTCATCTGCAAATCGTTTTGCATCGCTGACATTTTGTAGTACAAAAGGTATTCCTTTTTTATTGCATAAATATCTAAGAACTCCAATTTGCTCAAGACTCCACGGCGCTTGACTAAACTTTCCAGTTTGCGAGCTAATGACGAATCTTTCGCATACAACGACATCAACTTCTCCTTTTTCAATTAGTTCTGAAGCTTTTACTAGAAAATCTTGCGCATCAAGTTCGCCTTCATCACGTTCCTCGTTGCGCCACATTACATAACCAGTAATTAGACCAGGGTCCACTGAAAGAACATTGGACATTAACTCCCATACTTGGCTCCCCATCGAGCAAGTGGGCCGTCAATACCAACTGTAAGTGGTACCGCCCATCGCTCATCGGACATAGCCTTTACGATAATGTCCTTAATTTCCGTCATATCTTCATTTGGAACATCTGCAATAATTTCGTCGTGTACTGGAAGAAGTAAGTACTGTCCAGCATCCGATTCATCAAGTCTTACAAGTGCTTCTTTAAACACATCAGCAGCCATTCCTTGAATGAGAGCATTTACTAAAGCATAATCACGGTCGTTGTCGCTTTTTTGAAGACGACCAAGAGGAGTGTTAACATATGCAACTCCTTCGCTATGTTTTCTTTGCTCAACCGTACGGCTTACATGATTCTGGAATTCTTTTACTCCAGGAAACATAGCATCATAATTGTTCAAAAACTCTCTTGCATTTTCTAAAGAAATACCAGCAGTAAGTGCAATTTTATCTGGCCCTGCACCGTAAATCTTTGCAAAACCTACACTCTTTGCAATTTGTCTACGAGGGTCATTCTTTTCAATTGTTGAGTCGTTATACACTCTTTGCGCAGTTGCTAAGTGGATGTCGCCAGAGTTAATTGCATCAATCAGACCTTTATCTTGAGCAAAATGCGCTAGGCATCTCATTTCAACACCGTCAAAGTCTGCACTTACAAGAGAGTGTCCTTCACGTGGAATAAAACAGTCACGAACAATTCGACCACGTGGAAGAGTTTGCAGCGCTGGTCTTTCCATAGACATACGACCAGTACGAGCACCAAGTTGATTTATACGAGGATGCACAAAACCATCAGCATCAACTGACTCAAGAAAAACATCAAGATATGTTGAGCGAATTTTCTCAGACTTTCTTCTTGCGTACACTTGATACGCTAAAGTTTGGCCTTCAGTAAATGTTGTTCTATCAACTTCTTCAATGGGACCGCCAATGATTGACATCATCACATCTTCATCAAGAGCATACGCTCCACTGGCCGTTCTTGCTGTAAGATTTACTCCTAATTGAAGAAGCTTTTCAGTTACTTCTCGGTTAGAACCTGGACTAATTCCATATTGAGAATTGCACCATTCGCTTACTCCAACCGCAAAGGCTGTTAGTTCTTTAGACTTGGTTCTAGTGTACTCTAAGTCAATTCTAGAGCCGCGTTCTTCCATATCTGCAAGAACCCACATAACTGCTTGTTCAAGGTCGTACACATCGCTATACGACTTTCTTATATCTTTGTAAAGCTTTTCAAACATATGTGCTGTAAGCACCGTATCCATTGCACCATAGCACCAGTATAATTGAAAGTCTACAGGTACTGTGCCCCACGTCCATTTCTGGGCAGACATTGCTTCATCAAGAGCACGACTTGCGTACGCAGCCGTTGGGTCGACAAGACGAGCAGCATTTGGCTTAAGAGCCGTAGACATTGCAGGGTCTAAAATATGGCACATAAGACGAGTGTCATGTATGTTTGCACGGTTAAGTTTCTTGCCGATATTTTTTTCTAAGAAACGAACGTCAAACTTTGAGTTGTGGCCAACCATTTCTCCTTCATACACCGTCAAAGCTTCAACAGCAACTCCGCCCCAACGGTCCCAAGGAATAGCCCAACCGGTATGTAAATCTCCAAATTGAACTAGACGAAGCACGTCTTTATCAGGGTCAAGCCCAGAAGTTTCTGTGTCAAACCCAAGCACTGACCGTCGCTGTCCAAGCCAAGTCATGAATTCTTGAGCTTTTTCTACAGAATCTACAAGTTCAAGATTTACGTCTTCTAAAGCCATTTTGTCCTACTTTTTAGTTGTTGTAATCATTGGGTCACCAAATACATATTCATTTAGCAAATAATTTATTTCCGGCATTGATAATGCTTCTGTGTACGCAGTATTCATAAAGAATTTTGAGAAATCTACACTTTGTAGCGCTTCTAAAGCTTTACTATGGCAAAGACGTAAAAACATCAATGTACTATTTTCTTTTCTCTCAAATTCAATTTTTACATTTCCACAACTATATCCAAATACAGTAAGAGCCACATCAGCATCATTAAAAGAACATTTTTCAACTATTTTCATGTCTTTTACGTAAACAAGATTTCTTAGTTCTTTTTGCGCCTGCCAGTACTGCACGCATGTTCTTAAATTGTTATTTGATGAGATTTGATTTCCATTTAAGTCAACATAGTTTATGTTTAAGTCATCATCTTTTACTAAATGAAATTGTCTATTAAGTCTATTAGTAACGCTCCATTTACGCCATGACCGTGGAACAATAAATACTATTATTTCTGAGTATTTTGCTGAGTGGTTAAAAAAAGGTATTGAAAGAGAATTGTTACGACCAAACGGAGGGTTACTTACGGTAATAGCATTAGAAATATTTAATGATTGTTGAAGAAAATCACCTTTAATAATTCCATCATGTAACGGCTCTATGTCATAACTAATAATTTTGGTTACACCAAATTCTTTTGCTGCATGAATAAATGCACCAGTCCCACCAGCGGGCTCAATAAACATTTTTTCAGTAAAATTAGGAAAAATGCTGGCCACGTTTTCTAATACGCTTATGGCAGTGCTAAGAGGAGTGTAGTATTGCTCCGTGCTTGTGACACGTGCGTTACCTTTTTTCTTGGCCATTTTCATCCATTATGTGTACACTTACACCGTATTGTTCTAGCAGTTCTCTTGTTCCTGCAGGGTCACGTTTTTCTTCATAGGGCGTCCACCGTAGCACAACAGTTTTTATTCCTGAATTAGCAATAATAAGCGCGCATCTATGGCATGTGACTCCATTTACGTAAAGAATTGGATTTTTTTCTAGCCATAAGTTTGGCGCTCTTAAAATTGCATTTTGTTCTGCATGCACTGCGTCACAATCTAAATAATTAGGGTCAACTGGTTTTCCTATTTCAGCATTAACTGCTCTTTTACACCATGAATCGCAACTACCATTTTGCTGCTTTCCAGCTGGTGGGCCGTTGTAGCCTACAGAAAGTACTCGATTATCTTCTGAAACAATCACTGCTCCATATTGAGCACGAGAACACTGACTTCTTCGGCCGACAAGAATTGCAGTGTCTAACCACAATTCATTCCAAGAAAGACGGTGCGTATTCATATTATTTGCTACTAATCTTTAATTGTTGGCTAATGTGCCATGCTTCTGTGGCACTTAGTGGTCCAACCGTCATAGGCTTTTCAATAAGTGTACGAGCACGTTCTTGAATTTCTTTAAAGCTAATTCCAGGAACTCCAACACCGTCGTGTTTCATTAAATCTTTGACTGGTGCAGTAAGAGTTTCATACTTGTCATAATCTTTTTCGTATAAGTGAAAAGAAATTGCGTGGTGATAGTAATCTCCTGCTTCAATTTCTAATGTGTTGGCCATGGCCAATTGAAGTTGAGAGAACTGGCCCCAGTCATGAGGAGTTCCCCACCAGACATCATTACTTCTCATTGTGACATGAAGTACTAACTTATTGTTACGAATAAAGAATTGAAGAAGAGACGTGCAAGGAACATCTTTTGGTTGTTGTTCTCTGTACGCGTCAAACACTGGGTCCCAAATTGTAATAACGGCTTGACGAGAATCTCTGTCAAGGCGAAGACGACTCATTGCTGCTTCTAATTGCATGCCAATTCGTATTCCATACGCGCCGTGGAATGTTCCGCCGTCCATGTACTTACCCATTTCAGGAGCAGCGTCTACTGTTCTTTGTGGATAAGAAGTAGTTGAAATAAGTTGTAAGCCTTCCATACTAATTAGTTTAGTACTAAGCTTACGGTTGATGCCTTCAACAATTGCATAGTGCGGGTCAAGTTTCATAACAACATCAAAGACTTCTCGTGTCTCAAATCCACGAGGACGAGTTACTTCTCCATTATCATAAAGCCATTTTAGTAGTCGTGGATAATCGTATTGGACATTTTCAATGTTAAATGAATGGCCTAGTTGTTCCATGTTTTCTCCTCAATTTGTGTAAATGGAATTCGACAATACGTACACGCATCTGCCGAAGCTTGGTCAAGAGCAAAAACCTGTGGATTATAAAGTGCGTCCCATACACGGTCTAGTTGCTCAGACGAATCAATGAATCCTGCTGAAAAAGGATTCTCAAATCCAAACTTTTTAACAATTTTGTATGCAGAAGTATCGTCATACGGCATAAAAGAAATTGGAGTTGCAGACATCCCGACATAAAGTTCATTAGGTCGGCTAGGACCAACATAAGAAAGAAATCTACTAATTTGCTTAGCTCTAAATACTGCTTTTCTTGCTGCTTCAATAAATGTTTCAGTTGGATGAAATCCTGATGTAGATAAAAGATGCGGAAGAGGAGTTTTGTTAATAGCAATGCGGTAGTAGTCAATTACCGTCTGTACTTCATCTCGGTTGAGATAATCCTCGCCTCTTTGTTCCATGCGCTCAAGAAGAGCCGCAAGAGGCATCTCAGTGTAGACTAGAAACGCTCCTTTTGCAGTAAGGTATGAGTTCATATGCCAGCGAACTACTGGGTCAAGACCGCCATCGTTTCTTTTAATTGGACCGTAGACGTCAGGACCAATATGCCATCGGTCACAAACAATGGATACTCCAGAATCTGGAATGTAATCAAAAAAAGGAAGTTCATATTCATCAAGAACATGAGATACTGGAACACCTCGGTGTAACAATTCAACCTGTTCACCTTGATGCGAAAGAGATGTAACTAGTTCACTTGCAAGGGTAGATTTGCCTGAGCAGTCGACACCCTCAAGAATTATTAACACGCGTCCTCCGTTTCTAAAACTACAAAATGTTTATACTACTCTATCCGTTGTGGAGCGTAAAATGCATACTTTATTCCGGAATCTTTTTCTGCCGCTTCAAGAAGCGCAGAAGTAGAAGTTTTAGGTATGTACCAAACACCGTCAGAATCGCGAAGACGTAGTCTTTCAATAATTGCTTGAGGGTCATCTGATACTTGAGCCCATTCACGATTTACTTCGTGAACAACATCTTCTCTAAGATTTGGCTTGCAAGTAGGGCAAGGAATTGCTGACTTAAGAGCAACAACTGCTGAGACATTCTTTTCTTTCATTTGAGCGCAATTGACACGGTGGACAACAAGACTCTTTCCAGACCCAGCAACAATGTACTTTCCGCCGACAGTTTTGTAGATATCTACAACAAACCAACGCGGTTTGCTTGGATTATACGATGAAGAATTAGAAAGATGAAAGCCTTCAAAGTCAAGCTGGCGACCTTTATCGTAGACGGTAAAGAATTGCGGTTGCATAGAAATCTAATCTATCACTATTTAGTTGAAAAATCCGTACTTCTTGGAAGTAAACCGCTGCACTGAGACGCCTTCATATCTTTTGCACAAATAATTCAGACTTACAAACATTGGGTCATAAGAACCGTCATGTACTTCATGCTTAACAATGATGCCACGCCAGTGAGAATTACCTTGGTATCCTTTGTAATCTTCATCATGAAGATAGCAAGCTCCAGCAATAAGACCGTGTTGACTTCTTCCACCAACAAAACGAAGACCGTAAAGAAGTGTTTGCTGGTGACCCATTGTAAATGACGTTCCAATTGTCTTTAGTCGAGATTCTGCCATTCCACTATAAGGAATGCCAGTCATTGGGTTATAAAAGTAGTGCGCGTACGTAACACCGTCAAGAATTATAGGTTTAAGAAACGGATGAACTTCCCAACCATGTTGAGCATAATTCAAGTCATCAGTGCTTAACACTTTGTCAAGTTTAGCCGAACGACTTATAGCTTTTTCAATTCTATTTTCGTGGTTTCCTAAAAGAATGTGGCGTTCTGGAGTCCATCGTGCTCGGTGAAGCTTGGCTCTTCCTTTATTGTAGTCAATAAAGGGTTTATTAAGAATGTCAAATCCTTTATTTGCAGCCTTGATGTCAACTTCATACCGTCTGCCTTCCATTTCTTTCTTACCTTCGTCGTACATAGAAAGAGAAGGCATGTCAGCATGGTCTCCCAGATGAATGATTTTTACGTTTTCTCTGCCTGCAAATTGGTCAATAATATATTGGCCAATCCAAGCTAACTGGTCTGTAGGTACATCATCTTTAATTTGAGTGTCAGGAATAATGATGTGAATGTTTGATTCTGTGCTCGTCATTCGTACCTCCGTCGTGGTTAAAATAATTGTACATTATTTTTGTACATTATTTCTTTGCGGTACAGTACTATTAGATGAGAGACATTGCTGCTTGGGTTACAGCAATTGAACCTGAAGTCAGCGCTTGCGCTGTGCCAGTACTTTGCCATTGCCAAACCCATACACCTGAGCGACTTGTTGAGTCTACATCAATGTAGTATTGACCTACACTTTGGCGAACAATGTCAGGTCCAATTCCAAATTCTTTGATTGTAATCGGACCACCGTTAACTCGCCAACCAAATGCGACGTGTGACGGGTCTATTAAATCACCAGTTATTTCATCAGTGAATGTCCCGTTAAAACGAAGAACATTTCCTTCAACAAAAGTATCGCGTTTAGCCATGATTTAATTCTACTCCACTGAACATGTTACTAGCGTAACAATACTTACTCTTCCAACAACAACGCCAATAGAGCGAAGAGATTCTCCCATACTTCCTGATAAAGACATCCTCATAGATAAAACGGCAGAAATTGCCGTTGTTAATTGAGCGAAATAGAGATTTTCATCTCCTTCGTTGAATTTCTGAGTTATTCCGTAAAATGAAGGCATTAAAGAGTTATCTTACCACCAAACTTAGACTTTTCTTTCCGAGCAACAAGATTTGCGCATACATAAGGAATGTCATGGCTACGGCAAAAATCATTAGGAAAGTAAGTCACAAGTCTGCTAACATGAAAGTCCATCTTTAATTCTGGTACGTATTTACGATGCTCTTCATATGCAAAGTACCAAAACGAGTTTTCATTGTAGAAAGAATTATGCGTTGGGTCTTGGAATGCTCCTCGACCGTCTGTACTTGGAGTAAGAGAAACAATCATTCCTCCGTGAGCAAGCACTCGGTACATTTCATTCCAAAGTCTAATTTTGTCTGGGATGTGCTCAAAGAAGTCTACTGCACGAATAATACCTACACTATTATCTTCAAATGTTTCTAGAACCTCAAAAATATCACCAATGTAGTCGGCAGGAGCATGCATGTCAATACTTAGATAGCCCGGAGCAGGGTTATGGGCCGCACCAAAATCAAGAGCCAAAAGGTTATTTTCTTTTGACCACTTAAGCATGAGCGGTTGAATTGAACGGTCATATTGAATAACAGTTTCTCTTTGAATACGAGCATTCTTGTCTTCTCGCTTTTGAGTATTTGCACCGTGGATTCTTTGAAGGTAAAGATTCTTTTTGATGTGGTAAAAATCAGTAACGGCGTAAAGCTTTCCAATAATGTCTTGGTCATCAAGAATGTCAAGATTCGGGTCATACCCAGATGTTTTATTGTACGCTTGACGAGTAAATGCTCGAAGATGATTTGGTGCAAACCAGATGTAAGAAACATTATGAGGGTGGACATCCATTGATTCGCAAACATGGTACCCGTCTGCGTCGTCATAATATGTCCAACCAAATGCTTTATTAAACTCAGTTTTGTCCGGTGAACCGTCTTCATTGATTTGAGCAAAATCTGAATAGCAAAACCCATAATTTGAGTTACTAATAGCCACATCAATTTCTTCTAGAGCCGTCGGCATAAGAATGTCATCGTGGTCTAGTTCAACCAAGATGTCTCCCGTGCAAAGCTCTACGGCATAACGTTTTAATGCGCCAATGTTTTCGCCTAATTGAGGCTTTGCAAATGCAACTTTTACTCGGCTATCTTCTTTACTCGGAGACCAGTCTTTAGCCTTACCGTTAAGAAGAACAACCCATTCCCAGTCTGTGTACGTTTGGGCGCAAAGACTTTCATAACAATCATTAAGCCATTTTGTATTGTGGCTTGGAGTAAAAACACTTATCATTTCATCCTTCGATCTAGTTAGTTTATACTAACTTATTTGTCTTCTCTTTGTAACCATGTAGCAAATGTTATTCTGTCTGCAGTTTTTACTTCTACTGCTTGAGCCACCTACGGTTATGATTGAGGGCATATTAGTCCTTTAGTCCTTTACTATTTTACCATTACGGTAAATCGGTTGACGTAACTGGTGGGTTAGGGTCAGTAAAGTTTGCACCGTCATAAGTCCAGCCAATCTGAACTTCTTGGTCAAGCACGTCAACAATGTG